ATATATACAAAAGAAGAGGCAAAAGAATGGTCTGCTATTGATCAAGCAGCCTTAAATAGTACTACAATTAGTACTGTTACAAGCGGAGGTACTACTATTACTAGTACACCTCACCCCTATGATCAGCCATCTGTTATCTATGAAGAGACTACATCACCAGGTTCTACTATGTCTAGTTTTAGAATGGTGTGGTCAGATTATTCAGATGGTCCTTTAGAAAATACAGATAACAATGAAACTGAAAAACCTAAGGAAAAATTAAGTAATAAGCATTTAGAGAATTTAAAAGCAATATTTAAGTAATAAAACAGCTACCGGTTTATACCGATCATCTCTGAAGGCGAAAGTAATTAGGAGATCAGAAGTTGGGTTGTAGTCACAGATAGATGGAATTGACAGAAGAGATATTAGAGGAGTATTTAAGGGCTATTTTCTTTGATAGAAAAACGCGTACTGATATTAAAGTTACTTTTACTATATCAGATAAAGGTCAAATTCTAGATATTAAATATAGTGATGGAGTTGTCCCCAATAGTAGCGAAACAGATTTAGATATAAAAGAAGATTAGGGTAGATAAGACATAATAATGGTCTGGCGAAGTAACGCTGAGTTTATTATCCTTGGGTAGTTAGAAATAACAGCACTGTCTTCCTGGAAGTTCTAAATTAAAGAGCCAAAAGGTTACCAACCTGAAAGGGAAAAGTATATTTAAGAATGTAGTAAATATGATAGATAAGTTTACATTACCAGTATATAAAGCAGAAATTAATATCTTCTTTGATGATAGTATAGACCAAGAGCTATCTCCAAGTCAAAGAAATCTTAAAGAAGAGGGCTGTCTGGCCCTAACTGGCTTTATGGAAAATAAGGAAGACTTGTCCTTATTTATATACTTCAATCTTGACGATATAAAAGAATATGAACATAGCCTAGAAGGTACAATAGATCACGAGGTACTACACCTTATATTCTACATCTTCGGCTTTTACGCTGTAGAAATTATAGATGGCGGAAGTAATGAGCATTTTACATACTTATTTAATTATATAGATGAGAAAGTAACTGCAATAGTGTATGATCATTTAAGTAGTGAGACAGAATGATAAAAAAGTACGAAGGAATTTCAAGACGAGATTTCTTATACAAATTCTTTAGTTTGTGGAATACTATACAGCCTAAAAAATATAAATTAACTGAAAAAGAGATATTACTATTTGTGGAATTTTTATTATTAGGCAAACAATATAAGTATTTTAGATTTAATACACAAGCTAAGCGAGAAGTAAAAAAGACTATGGAAAAGCGCGAGAACTGGATTATATCAGATCAGAATCTATCTCAGCTGCTAGGGTCTCTAGAAAAGAAAGGAGTTCTAAAGCAGGATGATGATGGTGTGCGTTATATACTACCATACTTTGATACTATTATAGAAGAAAGTAATAAAAATTTTAAATTAACAATAGAATTTGACATAGAATAATGGGACCATTAAGTACGTTTATAGAAGACTTAGAAAAAGAAGAGTTAATCGGTACCTCAACTATAGCTTATGCGTTAGAAGTAGATAAGGAAACATATAAAGAACTAGTAAAGGAAACAAAAAATATAAATTACTTTGGACCATATAGATTATTAATATCAAATGAAGAAACCTCCAGAATCAGATTCCTTTATACCAGAGAACGTCTCGGAGATTTTTGATAAGTTGAAAAAAGATTATAACTTATCTGATGAGCAGGTTAAAAATATAGTAGCTTATCAGTTTAGACAACTAAGGAAAATAGTTATTAGGGCAGAATACCCTTCTATTTTTTTAAGGAATCTAGGTACTTTTGAAACTTTTCCCTCTATACTTAACCAGACAATTAGATACTGGATCCAAGCATATAGAAAAGGGGAAATAACAAAAAAACAGGTAACTAATAAGGTATCTAAACTATGGAAACTTCGTAACAAAATTATAGAATTGAATGGAAAAGCTAGAATTCCAGATTTACAAAGATATTTACCAAGAAAAAGAAGTGGAAGGTAATGTCGTAGAGTATTGTACAAAAAAAGATGCAGTTATTCGGTGGACATGTGATACTGCTGATATAACAGATGTAAGAGAAGTGGTTGGGGCTAGAGGTAAAGTAGTTACTGATAGATGCCTAGTGTACTTTGATAGGCATAATAGCTGGAACGTAGTAAAAGGTAGTTATGATGAAATTACGAAAATAGTAAGCAATGCAGAAGAAAAACATAAAAACATAGGTTTTCAAACAAAAACAAGATGAGTAAAAAAACATTTAACCAGGAATTATCAGAAGAACAACAGTATAAAGAGCTTCTAGATGTTCCTTCATTTATTGAGGATATGGAGTACTACGGAGACAGAGTACTCGTACGTTTTTTAGTTAGGGGCAGGACTTCTACTAAATCAAATTTATTTATTCCCGATACTAAACTAGTGCCTACAGCCTCTGAGCTAAAAACACAAACTGTCGAAAAAGAGGACGAAGAAAAAATTATACCTAGGGCTGTAGTTATTAAACCTGGGCCGCACTGCTCCTTTGACATGGAAAAGGGTGATGTTGTAGAAATTATGCAATCAGTTCCAGTATTCCAAATACTATCATATACAAAGCGTTTTAATTTCGCGCCTGAAGCAACAGCACATGAAAATTATTTTTACATACCAACAAGTATAATTCAATCTAAATGGCAATCAATACAAGCGTATCAAGACTTCCTGAAGAGTCACAAGAAAGCTACCGCAGACGCAGAAAAGCTTTAAACAAAGCCTATAAGCTTTATAAAAAGGGTTATACTATGACCTTTGAAGAGCACCTTATCTGGCAAGCAGAAGTTCGCAGACTAAAATTAGAAGCTAAATTACAAAAGAAAAATAATAAATAATGCTTTTTGATATCGTAAATGGCAAGCCGCAAATAATCATAGAGGATTTAACAGTTCCAGAATTCCGAGCTGTTTGGGAAAGCTCTAAAGATAAAAAAATAGTAGAACTTAAACTATTATATATTTATCATCTTGTAGATCCCAAAAGCCCATATGCTAATAAACCAGAGCATGAAAGAGGGCCTTTAGTTCAGAAGTTATATGTAAAAGGCTGGGCTATAGATAGTGTAGTAATTAAAGCTATAGCAGCTTATAAAAGTTTATATAAGACGGCTTCCATGCGGTATCTTGAGGGTGTAGAGATTCAGATTGATAAGTTAGGTAAATACTTAAGAGATAGTGAACCTACAGATAAAAATATTAACTCAATCTTAAGAGCTATTACTGAAGGTTCTGATATATTAACATCTTATGCAGCTCTGAAGGAAAGAATAGATAAAGAGTTATCTGCTAAGAAGAATATTAAAAAGAATATAACCCCTAATATATTTGAGGAAGACTTTAAATAATGAATAGTAAAGTAGCAATACCATATTCGGATCCTATAGTACCTGAGGGCGTTAGTATAAGTAGATTAGGTACATATAACCCAGTGTCTAACTTGAAATGGGATTGGCTATTTTTTACTAACAGTAAAGTATTCTCTCCTGCAGCTAGGGCTTTTAAAGAGAATGAACAAAAGTATAAAGAGGGTTTTTACACTACTGCACTTCCTAATACTACAGAATATTACCAATTCTGGAAAGAAGAACGCAATAGATGTTTAAATGGGTATGAACCTATAGTGGATGGTGAGCCTTGTGGAGTTAGAATTTCCGGGGAGCACTATTTTTATTTAAACTATACCCTAATTGATAAGTATAAGAAACTAGAGAGTGGAGAAGAAACCAAACAGTTAGATTTTCCAGACTTTACATCTATGGATTACTACTGGTTCCTGGAGCTAGAAAAGAATGAAAACCCTACAAAATTTGGCTATGACTCTTCTATGAAAAGAGGTATGATAGCTACTAAAGCACGTAGAAAGGGTTGGTCATTTAAGAATGCTGCGGGTGTGGCGTGGAAATACTCTTTCTTTAAAAAATCATACTGTATTATAGCATCTTTCGGTAAAGAGTATGCAGAGGCTACTTTTAAGATGACTCAGACTATGCTTAACTTCCTTGATGAACATACGGAATTTAGACAGCCTAGGCTAGTTAATAAGAGGGATGAAGTAGAAGCTGGTTGGGTTGAGAAGATAGGCGGATATGAAATTAAGAAAGGATCTAGAGCAGTTATAAAGCTTATGACTTTTAAGGATTCAGGATTTAAATCTGCCGGAAAGTCTTGTACACGAATGATATTTGAGGAAGCAGGGTTATTTGATAACCTTATTAAAGCTTATAATATATCTGAACCTCTATTTCGCGAAGGTAATAGGATGATCGGAATACCACTAATTTATGGTACTGGTGGTGACATGAATAAGCATACACAAGATTTTGCTCAAATGTTTTACAACCCTGAAGATTACGGGTTAGCATCTTACGAAAATATCTATGATGATAATGTTGTAGGAAAGTGCGGATACTTTATAGACGAGATGTGGTTTAGGCCAGGTAAACTTGTCTTAAATAAAGAAGTAATTTGCGACAAAATGGTGGACGATAATGGTAACCCTATTAGATGGGCCGCTGAAGCTGACGTAGATAAAGAAAGAGCTAGAAAACTAAATAAAAACAGGAAAACTTACATGGATGAAGTTACACAAAGATGTAAAACTCCAGGAGAAGCTTTTATTATAGCGGACTCAAATATTTTCCCTACAGCAGAGCTAAATCACCGAATAGGACAATTAAAATCAGATGACTATTATAAAATTTCCGGAAACACAGGAAATCTTATTTTTACAGATAGTGGGGTAGAATTTGCCCCAGACTTAACACAAGAAGCATTACAGGTTTATCCTTTAAGAGCTGGAGAAGATCGCACAGGTTCTATAATTATATATGAAGATCCTAAAAAAGATGAGGACGGTGTAATACCAAAAGGTCTATATATTATAGGGCATGACCCTTTCGCAGTAGATTCAGATGAGGCCGAATCATTATCTGCAACATATGTTTTAAAAACCTCAAGATACCCACACCTTGGCTATGATCAAATAGTAGCTGCTTATGTAGGGAGGCCTTACGGAGCAAACTCTATGCAGAAAGTAAATGTTATTTTAGAAAAACTATCCATGTATTATGGAAATGCCCCTATTATGTTTGAAAACGATAGGGGTTCTGTATTAGAATACTTTACTAAGCGCAGGAAGTTATATCTACTAGCTGATGAGCCTGGGACTGTAAATACTAAGTCTATAGATAAAAGATATAGAACTTCAAGACTAAAAGGTTCTTCTATGGGTAGTGTTGCGAAAAAACAACAAGGAGAACTTTACACATTCGACTGGCTTCTAGTAGAAAGAGGGGCTAAGCCGGATGGAACAAAAATAAGAAATTTAGATATGATACCTGACCTAGGACTTTTAGAAGAACTAGTACGTTATAATAGAGATGGAAACTTTGATAGGGTTTCAGCATTCTTTCAACTTATGGTAGCTTTAAATGACGATATAACTAGAATAGACGAAGCCTTAAAGTATAAAGCATCTTCGGGTAAATCTAAGCTAGATTTTTTAACTAAAAATAGAAATTTATTCCCTTATGCGGTACGTAAAACAACGCCTTAGCTATAAACAAAAAATAGCTAATGACTACGAGTGGGCTAAAGAAACAATAGATTCTTTAGAAACTCAAGCAGATTCCTATATGGGGGTTAGAGATAGAATTACTATGATGGAGAGGTCTTACGACTTATACGGAAATAACGTAAATCAAGCCGACATAGAAAATGTATTCAACCCTTTAGGTATAAATATAGGACAGCGAAAAGACTTGTTGCACTCTTATAACAAAGCACACAATAAAATTAATACTCTTATAGGTGAAATGCTTAAGAGGCCAACTAACTACAGAAACTATTTAATATCTCCAGAAAGAGCAATAGCTGTAGAAAATGAAAAAGAAAAACTCATGCAGGAGTTTATAGTTGCTCAAATAAATAAAAAGATGGAGATTGAGCAGTTAAATAGCTCTGATTTAGCTGATGAAGAAATGCAGGCAGCTGCTGATGAAATTGAGCAAAAGTATTCTGACGTAATGGGCCCAGAGCAAATTGCGGAACATATTAGCAATGAGTATCTTGAGCCTAGAGAAATTAAAGCTAACTCAATTCTTGAAGATATATCTGTTAGGTATAAAACACAAGAGCTCAAAGCAGACTCTTTTAAACATGCTTTACTTTCAGGAGAAGAACATGTTTGGGTAGGAGAACGCAATGGCAGATTAGCTATAGATATTTTAAATCCGATGTTTGTATTTTATCATAAATCTCCAGAAACAAAATATATTCAGGATGGAGATTATGCGGGTATTAAGTATAAAGCTTCTTTAGGAGAAGTATTAGATACTTACAATTTAGATGAAAAGGACATAGAGTATCTTGAGGGTAAATATACTCAAACAAGTACTGGCTCCGGGTTGTCTAATAAGATGAAATACCAGTTTGATAATACTGATTATGATTTAAGAAAACAATTAATTGCTGGAGATACTGCAGATAGGCATAGAGGATCTTACGGGTATTCTTATGAAAATCTAGTAGATGTTATGCATGTAGAATGGCGTAGTATGACTAAGATAGGTATCTTAACTTATTATAATGAAGAAGAGCAACCAGATTCTACTATAGTAGATGAGACCTTTAAATTTGATAAGAAAGATCCTATGATGATAGATATTGAGTGGTTATGGGTAGAAGAGATTTGGGAAGGTACAAAGATAGATGATATTTATGTAGATATGCAACCTATACCTAATCAAACAACAACACTTCATAACGTGCACAATAAAACACTTAGATATCATGGCCTTATTTACGATAATATGAATACGGGTCAAAGTTCTATTATGGATCGTATGAGATCTTTCCAGTATTTGTATTTAATTGTAATACACAACCTTAAGAAGTTAATTGCCGCAGATAAGGGTAAATTAATTATGTTTGATACTACTCAAATAGATAGTGAGTTTGGTACAGAGAAAACTTTGTACTATATGAATGAGCTAAATATGATGCCTTATAATAGTTTAGCTAACGATGAGGGTAATGATACTACCGGACTATCTAGCAGAGGTAGAGCAGCAGAAGCTATAGATAGAAGCCAAACTCAACAAATTAGTAATTATATAGCACTGTTAGAATACTTAGATAATCAAATTGGTGATGTTGCTGGTATTTCTAGATCCAGAGAAGGGCAAGTAGGGCAATACGAAACAGCCACTAATGCGCAGCAATCTATTATTCAGTCTAGTAATATTACTGAAATATTATTTTTTGCACACAATAAGTTGTGGGAGAGAGTATTAGAAAAAGCTGTTAATATAGAAGCTAGTTTAAAGAAGCCTGGGTATCATACTTTGATGTCTAGAAATTCTTTATCTAATGTAAGAACTTTAATTGTAAGAGAAGATGAGTTTGAGAATGCTGATTTTCAGATATTCTTAACTAACTCACCTGAAGATGCTGAAATCTTTAATCAAATTAAGATGTTATATCAGCCACTTCTACAGCATGGAAAAGCTAAGTTTTCTCAGATTATTAAGATGCTTCAGCAGAAGAATTCTACTCAAGAACTAATCAGAGATATAGAAAAGTTTGAGCAAGTAGTAGAAATGCAGCAGCAGCAAGAACAGCAAAATGCTATGGAGCAAACTAGGATGGCTCAAGAAACTGAGATTCAGAAAGAGCAGATGAGGATGCAGCATGAGAAAGAACTTCAGCATATGAAGGATCAAACAGATATAACTGTTGAGAAAATTAGAGCTCTAGGGTTTGCTAAAGACCAAGATATTAATAATAATAATGTTCCAGATGTTTTAGAGATTGAAAGACTTAAACACGAAGTAACTAAATCAAATAGAGAATTAGATATAAAAGAAAAAGAATTAAAGCAAAAAGAAGAAGAATCTAAAAGAAATGCGGAACTTAAGAAGAAGGAGATAGCTCAAAAAAATAAAACTAGTGGATCTAAGTAAGTTTTTACGACAAAATCAACTTACGCGAAAAACTAAAACTCGAAAAGAAAGGGCAAGCTATTCTTCAGTACTTAAGACAAGTAAGCGTATTTTAAAAGCAAAACTACCTATAACAGTTAAGAATTTAAAAAATGGTGAAGAAATAATTATAAGTAATAAGATACAGAAAGATAAAATAATAGAAGAAATGTTTAATTACTATAGGGTAGAAAATGAGTTAATTTACATTTATCCTATATATAAACCGAGTGTTTAAAAAACAAACTTAAATAACAAAAACATTTATTAAATTTGCAAAAATGGATGAAAAACTAGAATTTTTTATTGACGATACTCCTGAAGAAGAAATTGAGTTATCGGAAGAAGAAAAAGCCAAAGCCAAACTAGAAGCTGAACAAGCTGAAGAAGATGGTAACTCAGCAGAAGAAGAGGAAGAAGAACAGGAAACTATAATTAATTCCGAAGAGTCTGCAGAAGATGAAGAATACGTAAAAGGTATTTTTGAGTATCTAAAAGAACAGAAAGTTATTAATACTCCAGAAGACTTTGAATTCAAAGCGACAGAAGAAGGCTTACAAGAGGCTATAGAAAAATCTAAAGAATTAGAAAGAGCATCTTTATACGATTCTCTTTATGATGAAATGCCTGAAGAAGGTAAAAAGTTGGTTGAATACTTTAAGAATGGAGGTACAGACGTAAATGAATTTATCCAGACTTATCAAGAACCTGACTTTGAACAAATATCTGTAGAAGATGAAGAAGTAGCAAAAGCTATACTTTATAATTTATATACAAAGACCACTAGATTTTCTGAGGAAAAAATCCTTAAAGAAATTAAAAGAATAGCAGATGGTGGTCAAATTTTAGAGTCTGCGGAAGAAGCAAGACAAGAGCTAGTCGGTATACAAAAGGACGAAAGGGATGCTCTGAATGCAAAAGCAGCAAAGCAACGAGAAGAAAATGAAAAAAGGTTAAAAGAAGCAAAACAAGAAATTTCCAGTTTGCTAAAAACGAAAGAAGTTTTGGGGGTAGAAATTGAGGACAAAGAGGCTAAAGCTCTTGAAGCGTCTATATTCACTCCTGTAAAGACAGAGGATGGTATCACAACTTCTTTAATGCAAAGGCTTCAAACAGCTCTTTCTAACCCGGAGGAACTATTAATTTTAGCTAAATTAGCTAAAGAAGATTTTAAAATTGATTTTTTAGTACCAAGGGCAAAACAACAGGCTGGAAAGAAATTAAGTAAAGATTTAAAAGCATTACAAGCTAGAAAGCTTAGTAAGCAAAAAAAGGAAAGCCAACACGCCAAACTAGATGCTAGTTCTGGTCCAATAACTTTGGGGTAGGCTAATTTATTATTTATTATTTAATTAAACAAATGAAATGAGTGCAGTAAGTTCACAACTTAAAATTAAACACTATGATGGTTTTACCGGGAATTTCGTAGATTCTCAGTATTTATCTACAGCGTTTGATACTGGATCTCCTCATGTTTTTGACGATATTTTGGTGCAGGTTTATATGGCCCAGAATAGATTTAAGACTATGCCTTTATTGGGCTTAACAAGGGGACAAGGTAACACACGCGAAATTGACATTGATGTGTTTAGGTGGTTTGCTCAAGGTGCGCAAGAAAAATTCATCCGTATTGTAAATAACTTGGAAGCAGGTAATGCTACTCCAGGTATCGGTGGATCTTCTTTCCGTATTGAAGTAGACGAAGATTTCGTAGGAGTTCCAGAAGTCCTGTTAGGCGTACACAATGAGTACCCCCTACAAATTCTATCTGGTCCTGAGCCTGGGACTATAGGCTATGTATATGAAGTAAGAATTCAAGATAATGACACATCTCGTTTTTATCCGCCTGAATTCCTTGAAGTAGGTTCTGCTTTCTGTAAAGCGTGGACAACTACTCCTAACGAATTTAACGATGAGTTTGGTAGTATGTATACTTCTAGCTCTTACCAATTAGAGTCTCAGATCGGATCTTTCGGTCAAGAATTTACAGTAACAGATAAAGCTTTGCGCGAGCATGGACGTATCTCTATCCCTGTAAAAGATTCTAAGGGTAATAAGATGACTACATTTATTCCTGAGTATGAGATGAAGATGTATGAAGAATTAGAGCGTAGTAGGAACCTAGCAGCTATTTATGGCCGTAAGGACAACTACATTCCGCCTAATGCTAAATATGTTAAGAAGAGTGGTCCTGGACTACGCCAGCAATTGGCAGATGGTCATACTCAAGTATATTCTTCTCAGTTAAGCGAAAGCTTCCTGAAAGATTATTTGATGGACATTTTCTTTGCACGTAATGACGAAGGTAACCGTGATGTAGTATTATTTACAGGAACTCAAGGATCTTTAGCATTCCATGAAGCTATGGCTGATGCTGCTAATTCTTTCTTGACTGTAGATACTAATTATATCAAGGATATGGGTGATAGGAATCTATCTTTTGGAGCACAATTTACACACTATAAGGGGCCTGAGGGTATTTCTGTTCGTGTTGTAAAGGTACCTCAATATGATAATATTGCTTATTGCCAAAGAACTCACCCTGATTATCCTAACATGCCGTTGGATTCTTGGAGAATGACTTTTGTAGACTTTGAAAAACCAAGTTCTACAGATATGAGTTCTAACGTAATGTATCTTGAAGTTAAAGATTCTTATTCTCACGGTTATGTTCCTGGAACTGTAGGACCTAATGGACCTATCCAAGGTGGTATGACTGTTAAGAAAATTGCTGGTTATGAGCGTTGGGTACAAGCCTCTGGAGGTATTGTAGTACTTGACACCTCTAAAACTGGTGAACTAATCTATGACGTACAGTAAAATAAAAAAACTAATTCTTGTATAAGCTGGGGTAAAACCCAGCCTTACAAGGTGGTAAATACACGAAAAAAACAAACAAATGTCAAAAGTATTTATTTATACAATACCCAGAAAGTCTGTACAAGGACTTGATGATATAAAAGATCCTAGATCGGATAAAAAACTAACTAAAACAAAACACGGATTGCATACAGGTTATACTTACGGTATTCTATATGACACTAAGTTGGGCAAGAGAAATACTGGCCTATTTGATTTAGTTGATAATCCGCATTATGTGGATCGTAAAGAAGCGGAAGAAAAAGAGTACAAACGTAAAATTTCTGAATTAGAAGATCGCCTAGAAAAGGGTGATAATGCTAAGGATAAAAAAGCTTTAAATGATTTATATGACAAATATAGAGAATTTAAAAGTGAACGTAACAGAGCAATTGATTCAGCTAAAAGTAAGTTAAGTACTCAATGGGAATACCTATCAGATAAGCAACAGATTACTCGTCAAGAGTTTCTAGAATTTAAACATGGTAGATCTCCAGGTTATTACACGGCAGAAGCACCTTTGAAAAAGTTGAAAGGAGAACCTGCAACGTATATGGAGTTATACAAAAAAAGACTTAATGATGGTCTTACTGTTTTAGATCTAGCAATACCCGAAGATGAGGTTTTCTATTGGGCTTGTATGGGTTACCATAAGTATATAGCGCCTAGTAAAAAAAGCTGGCTTTCTCACGAAAGACCATTTGCTACGCACTATTTAAGTCTGCAAGAAGAAGATGAGGAACTAGCTATGGCTAGTAAGCGTTTACGTAACAGAGCAATTGCAATGTTAGAAGACGAATCCTTTAATAAAACTCTAAAAGAAGCAGTAGTTAAAGATCTTAACTGGCAAAGAGGAGAAATTTCAGAAGCTCAAGCTTATTCACTACTTAGTGGTAAGATTGAAAATGCTGATTACAAATCTAAGGTTAATGATGCTACTAAGTTTATCGAAGCTTATGAGAAAACTAAAACTGCAGAAGGTAGAGAATACCTTATGTCTTCAGTCTTACTTTCGGATCTTATTTATAACAGGGTTATAACTAATGTTAAAGACACATATACATGGAATACTAAATCCCTTGTAATTGGTCATAATAAAAAAGACGCTATTAATTTCTTGATGGATCCTAATAAAGCTGATCAGGTTAAGATGGTTAAAGGCGAATTAAAAGCTAAATACGTAGTATAATATGGAATTAGAGCAGATGCATTTCACAGTTCGTCAAGCAGTTGACAGATTAGATTCTGAGCAAATGGATGATTTGCATCCTGCTCAAATAGACCATTATCTAAATTTAGCACAAGATTTAGAGGTAGATTATAGGTTGTCTAAATATAACTCAAAACAAGAAGGTTTTGAAGCTTCTTCTAAAAGAATAGAAGATATAAACATTCTATTAGTTAAAAGTCCAACAGACATACAACCAGCTATAACACCTGTAGAAGGATTAGATATATACGGGACTTATTATTATTTTAATCTTTCTAGCTTAGAGCAAGACTATTTGCAATTAACAAATATTAGGGCATGTATCTACAAAAGTGGGTGTCCTGAAAAGTTTATAAACTTAAAGCCTTTACAAGATGATGATCTCAATACAGTTATGTCAGATTACCATCTAAAACCAGATTATGCTTGGGGTATTGGTTATTATAGTATTAACCCCTTTGGGGATGAGCAGAGTCTATTTGCTTACACAGGTGGAGAGTATTCTATCCATAGTTTATACCCTCACTATATAAGAAAGCCTAAGCGCATCTATATAGGAGGTTATAATTCTTTAGATGGTACTACTACCGTAACTAATTGTGAATTAACAAGAATTCACCAACAAATCTGTGATAGGGCCGTAGCTTTGATTAAAGAGCATATTCTTGATCCAAGTGTAAACCTAGCACAACAAATTAAAATTTTTAATGAAAACTAATTTTTTTTTAACTAAACAAATCAAAAATGGCTAACAAAAGACGTTCACTTGAGACTATTCTAGTAGCAAGTGGCAATCAAGCTGTAGTTGCTGATGGGTCTACTGCATTGACTGATGCTTCAGGTAATTGTAACCTGGCTAGTGGTCAACTAGGTATTTTCCATGCTGGTCTAGGTGGTACAAACACAATGGACACAGCTATCAATAGTGGAGATACTATTGTAGAATCACCAGAAATCTACATTGCTATGGGTACTCCAGATGCTGCAAATCCGGGCTTTAAGTCCAACGGTATGATGGGAGTAACTAATTTAAAATCTCATAGGATTGCTGGACGTGAGACAACTACTTGGAAAGGAGCTGCTTACACAGCACCAGTATTACCTTCTTGGGTAATAGGTGCAGATGCAGGTGCTACTGACGCAGTTGGAACACCCCTTAATCTTACTGAGTATTCTGTAAATATTTCCTTCGCAGGACGTAGGCACGATGAAGCTTTTACTATTGGCGCTAGAGATAGTGTAAGAGTAAAATACACAACTCCTGACTACTCTACTTTAGGAACTACTAATCCTTTGGATCACTTTATTCAAAACATGGTAAACGAGATTAATAAAAACTCTCGCCTTATCACTACTAATGGAAGACGCGGTAATAAGCCTATTCTTGCAGTAGCTGTACGTTTTGAAGGTTCTTTCTCAGGTACTGGTGCTTCTATTGGTGATGGTAGTTCTTCTGCACACATGTCAGATTTAACTGGTGGTGTATCTTTCCCAGGAACTTATTATGGTATCTCTACTGATGCTGAGACTGGTTCTGGATTAGACAATTCACAGATGGCTGCAGCTTTTGCTGCACTACGTGATGGTACTGATAATGATGTAGATGCTACTACACAAGTATGTGCTGTAGATCTTGCAACTGCTGGTACTAATGCTAGTGGTGCTAATGGTATTATCCTTATTGGCCTAGACGAGCTAACAGCTTATGAAGATAGAATTCCTGAAGTTAAAACTTACATTAAAGTAGGTCTTGACGGTGGTTTCTTATCTACTGTAGGAGCTTATGATGCTGAAGGTACTGAGGGTGGATGGTCTACTCGTCAGATTAAACTGAAGTGGAATGAATTCTACAATATTCAATTAAATAGTTCTAACCGTCTGTTAGATCCTATTATTAATAACGTTGACATTGACGACTTGCTAACAAGCACAGCTGTTTATGATGTATATGTAATTGCTAGTGGATTTTCAGATATTAAAACTATCTCCCCTTCTGATTTCAGAAAAGGACTTACTTGGATATTTGTGCCAACTACAGGAACAACTACTAAGGCGAATCTAGAAGCAGCTTTGAACGGCTACTTTGGTTCTGCTAATTTACCAACTGTTAACGTTTAAAATATACAATAATGATTAAACAAAATAACTATTTCGTAAAGAAGCAGGTCAAGGTTGAATTTTCTGTAACAGAACATGCAGATTTTGGGGCTGTGGATGCTGGTGAACTTAAAGTAGGTTCATATGGCTTGGGGGTTTATCTCCCAGATAATGCAATTATTACTAATTGTTTCTATGATGTAATAACTACTTTCACTACTGCGGGTGCAGATGCTGGTACTTTATCTCTTGATGCTAATACTGCAGGAGACTTAAAAGCAGCTATCGCTGTTAGTAATGCTAGTAATGTATATGATGCAGGATTACATGCTTGTCTTCCTGGTAATTATGCTCTTGATGGAAATGCTTTAACAGCTATTGCTATGGCAGCAGCTGAGGCTAGTTCATTTATCAAATTAACTGCAGAAAGAGAACTAACAGTTAGGTTAGCTACTCAAGATTTTACTGCTGGTAAGATGATTATTTATCTAGAATACGTAGTATCTGAATAATTTAACGGGAGGGTTTCGGCCCTCCCATTTTTAAAAATATAATTTATGTATAGTAAAATTTATTACGTTGATAAGAGAGTTACAGTAAGCAATTCAGCTTCTGATTTTGCAGATTCGTTAGATTTAAATGATCATATACTTAAAACTGCAGGACAGTCTAGCTTCGTAAATGTTACTACATCTACAAAAGACTTAAAACCTGCAGATAGCGGTAAAACAATTATACTTAATGTAGCTACAGGCTCTGCTTTAACATTGCCTAGTGCTTCTGAGGGATTGGTTTATAGAGTAATTACAGCAACAGATTTAAGTTCTGGTAGTTATACTATTACTGCTAAAGGTGCTGATTTACTTACAGGAGGCATATTATCAGTAGATGATGTTACTCCTGAAGCAGCTGCTATGTTTAAGCCTGATGTTTCTGACGATCTTATTATAACATTTAATGGAACTACTACTGGTGGTGAAATAGGAACTGATATTACAATAACAGCTATATCTAGTGATAGGTGGTATGTATCCGGTACAGTTGCTGCTAACGGAACACTAGCAACTCCATTCTCTTAAATCTAAAAGATGGCATTACAACCAACATTTACTTTAAAACCGAGTTGTAATTACGACCAACTAATCTTTCAAGAAACTACTGGCACATACGATGCTAGTAGTAATCTTGGGGGGTATGGTTCTCCTAATGCAACACTAGCTTCTGTTACAGCAACAAAGCTAGTTATTACTGATGAGTTAAACTCAGTAGTATTTGATGATATAACTACAATCTCTGAATCTGAAACTTTAGGGATAACCTACATTTCTTTAACTGAATTAGAAGTTTCTGGTGTAGATAAATACACCACAGCTTTAACTGATGGCCTTTTTAGTGCAGTTTATACAGTAACTGCTGGGGGCATAGACTACACATATACTGTAAAAATATTAGTATTACCTGATACTTGGTGTAAATTAAATAAGGCTATGATTAAAATGATAGACCCTTCTTGTGGATGCGTAAATGCAGATTTCAAAGACAAGTGGTTAGAAGGTTTTTCTAGGCTTATGGCTTTAGAGGGTGATGCTATTTGTGGGGATTTAACCTATCTTACACAAACACATTCCAAGTTAAATACATTTTTTGATAACTTAAATTGTAATTGCTAATGTCATGTAATACTGGCCCAGGTACTTGTTATTTAGATCTTACTGGTATAGGTCAAGCTGGACCTGCTGGTACAGATGGTAATGACGGTGCAGACGGCACAAAAATATTAATTTCTGATACTACTGTATACACTACTAGTACTTCAGGAACTTGGGAAGATACTCTCTTTACTTACACAATGCCAGCAGGTACACTAGCCACTAATGGTGATGAGGTGATAATGACTGTGTTTGGTACTGGAGGAGATGCTGCAGTAGCTAAATATGATCAAATGAGGTTTAAATTTAATAGTACTGGTATTGAAAATCCAGATAATTATTATAAAGGAGCCCTAACATGTTCATACTATTTCCCTTATAATGCTACCGCAGCTGCTGAATTTAAAATGAAAGTAGTAAGACTAAGTGCTACTTCAGTACGAATCTTTATTTATAAAGAAGCACAAGGTGGAAATTCACGCGTAGATTTATATGCAAGCTCTACTGCTTGTAATAATTTAACAAATTCTACAAATACTTTTGATTATGAGATACAGGGAGCTAATAGTGCTGGCACTGTAACAATATATAATACTTCAATAATTTTAAATAAAGCATAATGACTATAAGAGAACTAAAAGTACTTTCATTAACAGCAACAACAACTATTGATATAGCTCCGGGAGGTAACTTTGTTTATAAAATAAATTGTAGTTATAACTTCGGGAGTGGCTCCATTGGAGTTACAGCTAATGGATCTCCATTAAATGGTACATCTGTAATAGCTTATTGTGACTTTGGAAGTGCTACTAACTATAATGAGTCTTCAGCTTTTTGTAATTTCTTTGGAACAGTAGTTCCCGCAGAATTAGTAGGTACACGATTTACTGCTATTGCTATATACGATGGGTCCTGGGAAGTATACTTTTCAGCTGATTGGAAGTCAGATAGTACAATAACTACTGGGCATATAGCAGATGATGCTGTAACAACCGTTAAAATACTAGATTTAAATGTTACTACGGCTAAAATTAATGACTTAGCTGTTAGTACTGCTAAGATTGCTAATAATGCAGTTACTACTGCAAAAATAGCTGACAATAATGTTACGTTGGGTAAAATGGGGCAGATGGCTGCTAATGGTTTTATAGGTAATGATAATGGTGGTAATCAAGATCCTCAACATCTAAATCTAACAGAGTCAAGAACATTACTTGCACAATCAATAACTTTAACAGGTGATGTAGCTGCAAGTTCTACTGCCGAAACATACTCTAGTGGAAATACTTCTGTAGCAACAACACTACAAGATGGTGTTGTTGAAGTTAAACATTTAAGCACAACTGGAGCAAATAACCAAGAAAAATCAATAAGAAATAAGATGCTATACGGCATGGTGTCATTTGATGGTACTAATGGTTATACTTTCTATATAAAAGTTCCTTGGAAATGTAAACTTCTTGATATGACCTGTTATGTAATTACTCCAGTTACGGCTGCTAGTGGTGAAATGGTTGTACAAGATCATAGTGGCTCTGACTTAACTGTACCCTTTTCTGTCACTACAGGAAATACAAGGGGATATCAAGTTAATGTGTCATCATTTAATGCGGGAGGTACGAATGAGTTTACATATGCACAAAGTATTAGAATAACTACTACCTCTAATGCAGCTGATACTGGACTTGTATTTGTGCAACTGGCTGCCCAATTATTAGATCTATAATGACAAACACAGAATTTAATACTATAAAAATAAATCTTTACTGTAAACTAAGTAGTGCTTGGCAGAGCTACTTAGAACATGCTAAGTATTCTATAAAAGATTGCGGGCAAACTAAAGATAAATTAATACTAGCTGGGGCTATGATGCATGTCTTATGTAAGATGTGTTTAGATGGTTCTGACAAAAGCTACTGCCTTACAGACGATGAGATGTGTGAAACATCTACGTTTATTTGTTCACTTTTAAAAACATGTAATTGTGGCTAACAATATATCAAGAGAAGAAATAGTTCTTCTAAACCGATTAGTTGAAAACACTAGTCCTAAAAGGTTTACACTAGATGCCTTTTCAACTACAAGTAGCGGAACTATCCATGCTGGATTCCACAAAGTTACTATCTATAATGCTGGGAGTAATGCTGGGCAGTTTACTGTAGGAAGTGGATCTGCTATTGATTTACCTTCCGGAGTAACTATTGACTTAAGTGGAGGAGAAAAAGGAGATATAAGTAATACAACTATTACCTATGATGCTAATTCAGGCTCGGGTACTACATTTATTATTACCGTTTCAAAAATTTAAACAATGCCTTCAGAAAAAGAAGAATTGCAAGAAAAACTAAAAGCTATTAGGGCTGAAGAATTAACTCAGTGCCAAGAAGAATTAAATAACTTACTCACTAAGTATAACGTATCTATAGGATTTGATTTAGCATATATAGAAGGTAACCTTAGTACTAAAATGTACATTAAAGATGATAATAGCCTTAAGTGAGATAAAGGCTTTATATCTCGCAAAAAATACTTTAAGAACTTCAAAACCATCTACTACAGAATGGGGTGATTGGGTAGAGTTAACTCCTATACTAGATATATCTTCTATGAAAATAGACGGTAATCCTGGAGAAATATTATACATAGGTTCTGATGGAACTGTAGATACTTCTCCTAAAATGACTTTTGATGGAGATACTATATTTGTAAACGTTGCAGCCGCTGATAAAAAAGCTTTTCAAGTTAAAAATCAGAATGTAGGTTTAGGAGTAGTTACAATGTTTGTAGACTCTAATGACCACGGAGGCTTCTCTGTAGAAGAAGATGGGGGTACAAACACTGGATTTAAAACTAGAGGAGACCAATCAGAGCACTCTTACTTTATACAAAGACACGTATCTATTAATAGAGGAGGAAGTTCTGCAGCTTCAGGTAATGGAACTATAGATGGTGCAGTATTTACTATCTTTGACCAAAGTGGGTCTGAATTAGATGCTAGTAATGTAGGAGCTATTTCAGGAGATGCAGATGATTATTTATTTGTAGCCTCTCTTAGAAATGCTGGGGTTAATGATTTTGCAGCTATTGGCCTAAGTAGTGACGGAGACTTAACTGCAGGACAAACTGTAGGAGCTGCATTAGTACATGAAAAACTTGGAAATAATGGTGCGGGTAACTTGCATATAGGAGTTAAATCTACTACAACTAATGGAGGAGACTTAGATACTGCGTTATCTTTTACAATAGCTAGACAACTAGTAGAGTTTGGTTACATAGCTAAAATGAAAGAACTTACTACAACTGAAATAAATGCGTTAAATGCGGCCCAGCATGAAGGAGCTATTGTATATAATACAACTACTAATAAACACGTAGGTTGTGATGGTTCAACTTGGAATAATTTATACTAATGAATGGATTTGGAATACACAGAGTCACGGCAAAATCAGATACAAATGAACACAAAATCGCCTATTATCAAGAAATTAATAGCACAACGGGAACAGTTACAGTTCCCACAGGAGGAACAATCCTTCTCAACCAACTTGCGGGAGGGGCAGATGCCCTTGTCAGCACCATTGACGGAGTCCCCACAGGAAGTTTACCCCAAACCGCAGGAGGTGTCCAAGTGGATGTTACCTCTTTCGATAGTAGCGGTAATTATGTCCTTAGTGGCACTCCTAGTAGTTATCCTGTAGCTTTAATCTATTGGTTAAAGA